TTTCAGCGATATGCAAATGGACGCAAACTTGTACAATACCTATAACGCGGGAGTCCTCAATCCCATTTATGATGGAGGTATTCATATGAGTGCAGAGATGCGGCAACGGGCAAATGCGGCTTGGGACTCAGTCTATGAGTCGATCGAGGCGCGGTATGCCGAGCTCGGTATGAAGATGTACGGAAAGCCATTCCAACCACCGCACATTTTGTTTTGGAACTTGCGCCACACGGGTGGATTCCCCACCTTGTCTACACAAAAAAATGCGTCGATGATGTCGGGGTTTGATCCCACTATTTTGAACATGTTTTGCGAGACGGGAATGGAGGCATTGCGCGACCTGACTCCTTATAATACGCTAGTGCGATTGTTGAGCTCGGAACGATATGCGCCGTTGGAGCGGGCCATGGTGGAGTACTTGGCTAGCGAAGTAGAAAACGAAGTAGAAAACGAAGTAGACGAGGTTGTGGAAGAGGAATTGTAAAAAGTGTATATATATTTATCGTGAAAACTGGCATAAAGCCGTTGTACAATAGTAGTATGTGAACACGTGTCACAATATTATCCCACAGCAAAAATAAAATAAAAATATTGAAAACTGGATAATAGCAACCCAACAATGATAAGCAAGAATGGGGGAGTGGTTAACTCGATGGTTTTAAGGTCCATTACATTCGTGTGCGTGGGTTCGAATCCCACTTCTTGCATCAATCAGAGAACCTACGGTTCTCCGAACCTCTCCCTTTTTATTTTAGATAATATAAATTTATAATATCTCTCTTTTTATTTGATATTCAAGTATCAAATAAGAATGTAAAATAAAAATAAACCATTGTAATATAATATATCATCATCGTTCACTTATCCATCTACTTACTTTGCACCAACAACCGGCTTTTTGCGAATGACCACTTTTTTTGCAGGATTTGCATTTGTCTTTGAAGTACCGCTTTCTCCACGCTGAATGCGCTCGCGCTTCGTCTTGTAGACTCCATACTCGCGATCCAGTGTCGCCAGTTCGCCCAACCACATTTGCTCCAACGTTGTCGCCATCAAGGTCGCCAACTCTTGTTCGGCCAGCTCGCGTTCGCGCAAGATGTGTGCCGCATTTTCCTCCGTCACTGAATCCATCGGCATCTTGATCAAATATTTGTAATCGCCTTCAATCTTGACAAGACCGATCGATGCAAGTAGTTGTGTAACCGCCTCGGCCGTCTTCCTGCGCAAATCGATGCGGCCATCCAATGTCGCCTGGATATACAAGGCTCGGTTTGTCAGACGCACCAACTTTTTCTGAAGATCGTCAATCAAGTAGGCCTTGCGCTTGCTGTATGTCTCCATGCGAATCTCGTAAAACGCGTCGATGATTTCTTCAACAGATCCATATTTGTGCAAGCGACAGTCCTTGTTAAACATGTGCATATTGGTAGTCGATACAGTCGTGGTCAGTTTCAAGAGTTTTTCCAAGCCATTGACGCCAGTTGTTGGGTCGACCTCTGCGACAAGTTCGGCCAGGCGGCCCTTCGGCAACGTCACCGTCATGTGAACCGAAACCTCGGTCGAAACCGAGACGAAATCCTTGATGAGGGGGATGGTCTTTTTCCCCGCCTTGTCCACCCCTGGATCCATGAGTCCTTCGAGAAAAGTGGTATAGGGCATGGTCCAGGTTCCAATGGGGAGCTCCTTGATGACGACTTTATCCTCGCCCGCGGGTTCATAGACGCCCTTGATGAGATACTTTTGCTCGCCAATCTTTCGGACAGTTCCAGTGAACCCCTCGTAATAGGGGACAAACTCGACAGGTTGTGTTCCTTGTGCTAATCCTTGCAGCTTTGCTTGTAAATACCGGATAATCGTTTGTGGATTGAACGAAGGGATGCTGCACGAAAATCCTGTGCCAATGCCCGAAATGCCATTGAGAAGGGCAAACGGAATAATGGGAACATAAAAGTCAGGCTCGACCAAAGTTCCGTCGTCATTCAAATAGGTCAAGACGGCATCATCTGCGTCGGGGAAGATGTGGCGCGTCAGTGTATTCAAATGAGTAAAGATATATCTCTCCGATGCACTATCGGCACCGCCTTGCATACGCGTGCCAAACTGACCAATGGGTTCGAGCAAGTTGACATTGTTCGACCCCACATAATTTTGGGCCATGTTGACAATCGCCCCATTGAGCGATGCCTCACCGTGGTGGTAGGCACTGTGCTCAGAAACATAACCGGAAAACTGGGCGACCTTGATTTCCGTCGTCAAGCGGCGCTTGAATGCACTAAACAGGATTTTGCGGAGCGACGTCTTCAGTCCATCGACCATGTTGGGAATCGAACGGGCACAATCATACGTGCTGAAATGGATGAGTTCCTTGTCAATAAACTCTTCGTAATGTACCTGAGGTCGGCTCGTGTCGAGATAGGCCGTCTTGTCATACTGCTCGAGCCATGTCTTGCGATCATCAGGTCGCTTCTTGTTGAAGACCTTGTCAATGGTGTCATCGCTGATGGGACCAGTATAGACAAAATCGACGATTTTCTTGTTGGCGAAATACTCTTTGAACTCGGCCGAGGTCGATGTGCCGAGACCCTTGAAATACTTGATTGTCCAGCCATGGGGGCCATTCGGCCCCTGGGCTCGCTTCCACTCTTCGTACTCGCCATCGTTGTAAAATAGGACGGTTTGTTGACCCTTTTTTGCACGCAAAATGGGCGTGTTCATAAACGAAAGGAATCCGGGAATTTTGATCAAGCTGAGCCATTCGCTATGGAAAACATTGATACACAAACCCTTGATGTGATGTCCGTCCAAATCTGCATCCGTCATCACCATGATCTTGCCATAGCGGAGGTGCTGGTGGACATCGGCCAACGTCTTGTATTCCTTGCCCGTCTCTAGGCCCAGGATCTTCTTGATATCCGCAATCTCCTTGTTTTCCGAGACCTTTTTCGTCTGTTCGCCGCGAACATTGAGCAACTTTCCCTTGAGAGGATAGATACCGATGCGGTTGCGGTCATCACTCGACAGGCCCGAGACGATACCGGAGAGGGCCGATAATCCCTCGCACAAAATCAAAATGCAGTCTTTCGATTGTGCCGTGCCGCTCAAGTTTGCATCGATAAAGTTGGCAATACCGCGGATGGTCTTGGTCTTTGTGCCATCCGTCTTTTTTGCGAGACGCGTCTCCTTTGCTTCCGTCAATGAACACGCCATGTCCATCACGCCCATCTTCGCCACCTTTTCGATAAAGGCATCGGATACTTGGCAGGTCGATCCGAATTTCGCGGCGGGCGTGTTCATGCAATCCTTGGTCTGACTGTCAAATGCAGGATTTTCTATATCGCATCGCAAGAAGAGCATGAGTTGCTCCTTGATCGAATTTGGATTGACCACAATCTTCTTCTTCTTCTCGATATAGGCCACCAGTTTGCGCGTGATTTGGCCCATGATCGTGTCGACATGTTTGCCACCTTTAAAGGTGCAGATGCCATTGACAAATGATACTTGGGTAAACTCGTGGGTGGGTGACAAGGCCACTGCATATTCCCAGCGGTCGCTCGCCAATTCATAGACGCGTTTGGATTCGTCTTTCGGGCCGATATACATGTCAATATATTGTTGGAAATTCTTGACGGGAATGGCTAGACCGTTGTAGCCGACCTTGATCTTTTTCACAGAGTGATCCGTGACGGCGCCGATGTCATAGACGCGCTTCTTTAGTAGAGACATCATATCTGCAGTGAGACCGCCCGTTTTGAGACGGGCATAGTCGGGCAAGAATGTGACCTTGGTATAGGGTTTGGCCGTCTTTGCAACCTTGGTAATGGTGGGCGGACAAATGGTGTCGAGATTGTTTCGGAACTCTTGTACATACTTTAGGCCGCGAACATGATCGACGGTTTCGATGCGACCATACGTGGACCAAATGAGAACGAGCTTGAACCCGAAGCCATTCTTACCGCCGACGATGCGCTTCTCCTCCTTGTCATAGTTGGTCGAGGTACGCAACTGACCGAAAATCATCTCGGGGATCCACACATCGTATTCCGGATGCTTTGCGACGTCGATGCCGTTACCATCGTTGGTCATGGTGATGGCGCCACGTTCGTCGATTTCTGTATCGATAAAGGTAACGTGTCGGATGTTGGCAATGTCTGTGCTTGTTGCATTGGCAGCAGCGAGGGCCGCGCTTTTTTGGATAAGACGGATGACATGGTCGCGACAGTTGACGATGCCTTCATCAAAGAGTTTATAGAGGCCGGGGATATAATCGATGGACTTTAGGCAAATGCGTTGCGTGGCCTCGTCAAAGACCCACATGTCTGCGTCGACATTTTCGACAGAGCCAATGTAGGTGTCGGGGTTGTCGAGGATGTGTTGTTTGTCGGTTTTGCGTTGATATTGTTTAGCCAAATTGGCATCGTTTTGTTGTACTACGGAATTTGTGAGACTCATGGTGGTGAATATATGGGTAGAGGGGGTGTTGTGTATAATGTAGTAGTTGACCTATTTTTTATTCAATTTTTTGCGCGAATATTTAGCTGTCTTTAGTCTATAGAGAATCATGCCGAATATGAACAATTTGATACAATTTTGCAACTGTCAGCGGGCAAAACATGCGGCTGAATATAAACAAGTAAAAACGGGGGTGAACGATCCGACCATTAGTAGACGAATGCTGTATTCGCAATATATCCGGTCGTCGCGGTCGCGACAGGTGATGTATAAAGATTGGGAGAAAATTGTGCAAACGGGCAAGGTGTTGTAATAATACTTGACCGATCAGTAATCTATCATTCTTCTGACGATGCAATGCCGAGTAAAACAGTACCACAAAAGTTGCCTCTAGAAAAATGTAATATCATAGTATATACCAGGTATAGAACTTTAGCAAAATGAAACGACCTGTTCGCGGAGATAATGGCATGTATATGGTCAAGGGCAAGAACTACCCTGAGCTCTTTGGTTCGCGTCAACAAGTCTTCAATGGCACCGCGTACAAAACAGAGGGCAATTTGACCAAGTCTGATTTGATGATGAACAAGTGGGGACGCATTGTGTCTGTAAAGAAATACAAGACGGCCAAGAAGGAGAAGCGTTTGGAAAAGGCAGGATATTATGCCGAAAAGGGCAAGTTTGGCTATGTCAAGCGCGATACCAGGAAAAAACGCAAAACAATGCGAACTGTTGGTAAACACAAGGCTTAGAGTAGTTTGAATATATTATGAATTATTTATCAATAATATATAAGTTAATATTATATTGTTAATTATGTCAAATAGTAGTGGAACAGTTTATCATGGTTCTACAAGATTGGAGTTGTTTAAACATTTAGAAAAACTTCTTGAAGAATATAAAAATGAGGTTGATATAAATAAAAAAAACAAATTGAAAGAACGGATACTCTATCACTACACAAGCATGTATATCGATTTACCTGAAACAGAAGGTAGAGATGTTGGAGAAGTTCACCGCGAAATGGAAGCTGAGGTGATGGCCGATATCGAAAAATTGAAACGTGAAAAAGGAGAAATATTTTGGAAAAACCCCTTAAGTCTTATATTTAATCCACGTTTACATGGTGAATACAACTATTTATTAAAAAATAGGAAGAAATATAGTGATTATCTTAAAGGTAGTAGACCACCGAGCAAAGATGATTTTCAAAAGTTATTAATCGATAAAGGTATAAGACCTACACGTGGAGTTTCTCATTCTCATTCTAAATCAGTTAAGGCTAGTAGATCGGTAAAACATGGTAGACGTGGTGGAAAAAAGAATCGTAGAAAAACCAGGCGTGGAAAGTAATGCATTCTTTGGTCCATTCTTTGGTCATTCTTTGTCGATAGAGTCGTACATGATTCGCAAAGTTGTATTCGGTTTAGCAGAACTTTGATAATGATATGTTGTAAAATATATCATTATGCTGTAAAATATATCATTATGCTGTAAAATATATCATTATTGTCTATAGAAAAATATGCCCGGAACCAAAAGAAAATTAAAAAATCATGCTCCCCCTACTCCTCCTAGACCCCCTACTCCTCCTCCTATAACCCCTTTAAATAAAAAATTCAAAAAAACTCCTACCACGGCAAGTACTGCAGATACCGTATTAGATACACCCTATTCAAATAGATCTACTGTAAGTACCTTATTAGATCCTGAATGGGAAATAGAAGACGAATTCAATGATTATAGCTACGACGATCATGGAAATATACTGTATAATGGAAAACAAGTATACACGTCAGATGATTGGGATGAACCATTAACCCGTCACAATCAACGTCTTTATACAATTATAGAACCGTACATGATATTACATAAATTTTTTGTTTCTAAAAAAGAAGGTGGTAAACGTCGCGCTACAAAACGTAGACGTGTCAAACGTCAATCGCGTCGTACAACCCGCAGAACCCGTCTTTGAATTCGTTGTTTGATAGATCCTGTATAAAAATCAACCATTATATTGTTGTATCCGAAAAATATAATGTATTTTATGGTGGTGGCAGTAGCTGAAATGACGAAGAAGAATATGGTAGTGGCGGCGGCGGTAGAAAATCGGTGTTCAATGGTGCATTAGGATTTACCGGCAGATGAACCACAAGGGAGTAGAATTCGTTTATTTGTAAATATTCATATAATTCTCTATACAATTCATTAAACAGATCATCCTGTGATTTCTCGCTAGGTTCTATAGTCAAAAACATACGTAAAGTATTAATAACATAAAAATTATTACTTGAAAAAGTATTTTTATATTTCACAAATTGTAACATTAAAGTAGCAATCATTTTTTCCATATATCTATTATCGGTATGGGTATGGGTTGTAGATTGTGTATGCAATATAAACCAATCATACAATTTTTCAGTAAATAACGTCATGTGATTCAATCTGACAAGCTCCATTGCAAAAATATCTTTTTCAAACAAAATACTTTGTACTTCACGGTCTTCATCAAAAATCATTCTCACAACATCTGTGCTATAGCCTCGTAAATAATTACTACTATTTCTATACAATTGAGATTTAAATTGCGATAGAGTGTTAAATCCGCAACCTATGTCTATGATTGGTATAATTCTGTGGCCGCCTACTATTATACTTGTGTTGACGATTGTAGTCCGTGTTACAGGTTGACTCATAAAATACCCATAATGTTCATTATCCAATTCATTTGGTGGATAACTATCATTCATACCAGCTACTTCTACGTGTGCATAAAAATGAGTTTTTAGTGCCAATTTTTTAGAATTATCACTTGGAACAATATATTTCAAGAATTTACTTATTTGAAAAGCTATAAATTTTATTTTTTCATTTGATAAGTCATTATTTTTTGGTACAATTACAAAATCACTATCGTCACTTGGATAATCAATACCATTCATTTGTAAGGCTCTTCCTCCGGTTAACAATAATATACAGACACCGGCTACATCTAAAACTATTGTTATAAATCCCATGATTATATTAACATAGGCAATTTCATTTGCACGAATCAAAAGAGATTCGGTTTTTATAGAAAATTTTGGTATTAGTTTTGTAACTGTTTCAAAAATAGGAGAATTTCCAGGAATATCAAATATTTTTCTTACTGGATTTTGATATTCAGGCAAACTAATAAATTTAAACAACTTGGATTGATAAAATAACATTTGCGCTTCCGTTGTTTCTATTTTGTACGTTTGATATTCTTCTAATAGACTTTCTTCATTCGATGAAGATGGGTCCAACCTACCTTGTAATTCTTCTAATTTTCCAATATTTCTTTTTTCGAAAAATATTGTTAAAACTACATACCAAAAACTGCTATAATTATTCGCATCGAGTATATTATGACGTTTCACATCTTCATTCGAAATTGCTTCCATCATTTCATCTAGAGTTTTTTGCAGTAAATCCAAACTATTTTCACATCCTGTTTTTAATTCTTGAAGTGTTGGGGTAGGAACTTCTTTCTCAGAAGTGACAGAAGAAGATGCCGATGATGCAGATGATGATGGTAGTGGTGATGATGGTAGTGGCGATGATGATGATGATGATGATGATGATGATGATGAAGACGATGATGATGATGATGAAGACGATGCAGAAGATGGACGTTTTAATATAGATGTCACTTTTATATGTTTTTTTTTATTTTTAGAATTCTCGTGAGAATTAGTAGCGCTCGGGTTGGTAGAAAAATTAAAAACAGGAAAAGGTAATTCAGGATTCTCTGTGGTTTCGGAACTCGATGTTTTTTGTAAAGATTCTAATAATTGTTTCAATTGAGAATTTTTTATACGAGTTTCATTGTCTTTTAATTTCATTAATTTTCGTTTTTCTTGTTCCATCCTTTGTTCTTCTACTGCTCCTAAAAATTGTTTTTCAATCAATGCATTATCATTCAACTTCTTGTAATAATACGCACGTTGAAATGCATGAAAAGGCCTTTGCATTTTACGTGTTTGAATTAATTTTACTTTATCTTTGTTTTTTTCAGTATTTGATTGAAAAACACTTTTTAATGCAGATAATGCTTTACCCTGTCTAGATGTTTCTAATCTTGATTTTAGTATTTGTGCACGTTGTTTCAGTTCTGCGTCTTTCGTTTCTTGTTCGAGAATTCGACGTTTCATTTCTAACATATGCGCTTGACCTCTTTCAGTTGCCTTTTTCTTTTGCTCCTTTTTATTCACTTTTTCGTCCGAAAGCTTTATGCCCAATAATTCTTCGATTTGTTGATCTGATAATGGAGTATCTTGACCCGATGATGCAGTGGTATTACTGGCCTTTTTAAGTTTAGATGATGCTTTCATTAGCATCGAAGCATCTTTATATTGACGTCTCAAGAAATGTTTGCAGATATTCGGTAAATTTTCATAAGTATATTTACCAAAAAATGTTGTAAACGTTTTATCCTCAAAAAAATAAATGATCGAAACATCCAATCCGATTGTTTCCAATCCTTCCAATAATTTTATGGCATATACTCCATTAAATACATTTTTTGTTACTAATCTAGCAATGAATGTAGAAATGGATATATTCTCACCAGTACCATCACTTTTAGTGTTATACATTAAATTTATAAATTCGACATCGCGTATTATTGATACGAATTCTTTAAAAAAATGAACGGTAGATTCAATTCCAACAGTAATAGAAAACATTTCGAGAAAGTAAAAACAAATATTTCTTGTTACACCAACTGGTTGTTTGGTTTCTTGATCATATTCTTCAGGAAAATATTTAAGAATATTTACTTTGCACTTTTCATACAAAAACCTAATAAACAATAAAAAATTGTCTACTCCTCTAGTATTGGTATCCATGTCCAAAAATTTTCTACAAGCATACATTAAAAAAGTTATGCGTTGGTTTGATTCATCTCTATATATCAACTCTAAATATAATTTATATGATTGTCTTTCAGCAGGTATTTCTGAAAACCCGGCGGTTAATGAATAAAATAAAAATTTCATATTTTTTTGGTCCTCTGTTTCTGTTCCATTACTTACTGAATATTTATTAAATATAGCAATTGCTGCACTAATACGTCTACCATTTTCATCAGTAAAAATACGATTTATTAAAAATTTACTTTTTATTTCGGAAGATGCATTCTTAACATCATATTCCATTACTGATAAACAAAATTCTTTTAACAGTATGACTGCACTTAGTGGATCAAAATTTTGAACTATATAAACTGGAATTGATGTAATTTTAGTACCATCATAAAAAACTTCGTCTCTTTCTGTAAAATCAATATTTTTATCTATTTCACTCCTAAAATTTTTTAGTTGTTCACGAAATGGCTTCATTGCTGCATTGCTTGCACTTTTTTCCATTTCAAGAATTACTTTTTCCTGTATATTGAAACGTCTCAATGTATATATTAAAGCATCTAATTTTGTACCTCCTTTTTGAAAATATTCGTTTGATATTCTACTTATCTTTTTTGTGTTTTTTCTTATTTTGTTACCATAGGGTTTCTTTTGTATTTTACGCTTATTGGTTATTCTTTTTACCATGAAAACGTATACAATATATTGATAAATTATTTACAGTAATATTTATACATACGACTAAATATAGTCGTATGCAAGTGATACAACCTAATCAATTTGCAACATCATCATCAAACAAACAGAGCGGCGATATTCTATTTTTCGCGCCATGTTCCAAATGTGCATACAGATGGAAATACCGGTGTTCGCAATCGTCCATTGTCTGTGCAAAATAAATCCGTTTGTTTAATATGGCGGATTGTCTGATAAGCCATTCACGTGGAATATATTGGACAACTGTTCGCATATTCCATTCATAACGACACTTTAAAAAGATGGACATTCGATATACAGCAAATCCATTAAATGCGCCATAACAGGTCATCAAGTCGTCAGGTGTCAATTTCGCCAGTTCCGTTTGAATCCATTTTCTAAGCGTGTGCACCCATTGAAGAGATACTTGTCTGCTTTCCCAGTTCCAACAACTAAACACGTGGGGATCATTTGAAAACGCCCATACATCGTAATAGTCTTTGCGATTAAACGAGATCGAGTCCCATTTTGCCATCATTTCATCAGATTCAATATATTTTGCTAAATAGGCCAGGTTCATGTTTCCACTGCATACATCATCACAATCAATCATCATGAAATATGTAAACTCTTCGTGGTCGGGGTCGTGGCGCATGGTATCCAACAAAAGATTGCGCGCATTGCTAATATTTTGGGTTCGAATATGGGTTAGTGGTTTTGCATTTAAAAGAATCCGCATATTTGCGCGCGTCGACGCCAGTTGTTCCAGTACATCGAGCGATCCATCGTCGGATTCATCATATGCAATTAAAATACGGACTTCGGCGAACAAGCTGCCGATGCGATCTATATTTGCAAAAACATTGGACAAATGTTGAGCGCAGTTACGAACGCACCCACAGATATAGGCTTTTTGCATATTGCAAATGAATGTATATAAAGTGGTTATACTGTATTTATCTACTTTATCTGCAATTATTTATTTTGTGCGCATCACGTCCTATGATTTCAACGCCAAATACTACAAAAAATGGACCAGGACGACTGGCCAACCAATTCTTCCGCAATATGATGGCACATATTCTTGCAAAACGCAGTGATCTTCCATTTGAGTATGGGTACTATGATAAAATGTGTAAATTGGGCATCGTACCTTTTACAAATGGAAAAACCGTCTATCCAAAAGAAAATTTTGTACTTGTGAATGATTCCAACTTTTTTAACATGGTACTTGAAACAGAGATCACGCCATTGACCACAAATATTCAGCTAGAACATGATGCATGTTATGCACAGACAAAAGATTTCGCGCTCTATTTGCGCGATTATTTTGAAAAAGAGGGAATGTTTGCACAATTTCGCGAGACAAATCCGTCGAGTTTTTTATGCAAAAAAAATACTTTTTTATTTCTTCATGTGAGATTGGGTGATGTCGCACATCAAAACGCTGGGTTTGATTATTATGACGCGATTTTGTTAACCATGGCAGGCAAATACCAGTGTGCATATATTGCAAGTGACTCGATTGATCATTATATATGTAAACAATTGATTGAAAAATATGGCTTGATACCCTTATATCTTGACGAAGTTGATACGATTTTGTTTGCATCTACATGTAAATATTTGGTCTTGTCGCATGGAACGTATTCATGGCTTATGGGATTTTTATCATTTGCGTATCCGGATAACGAGACGGTTGTTTATATACCACCTGAAATTTCTAGATGGCACGGTGATATATTTGTCTTTCCCGAGTGGAGACAGGGGCTAGGCGATTCTTCGTTGGTTCTAGAAAATTGAAGTCTTTTTTTTGTTTACTAATAATGTATATCAGAGCTACACATTATTGTATCATGTCAAACAGTGCGACCGAAATAAGGAATCTGATGCACAAAACAATCAAACCGACTGCTACCGTAGGTACTAGCAGTAATATATCCGTTATGACGCAAGAAGAGTGGCAGATCATTTACGATTATATGGAGGCGAATGATCTTTCGTCATATAGCAATCGGTTGGATTGCGTTTGTGACGAGGATCACGGAGAGTTTCCTCATACCTTGGTCAAAGTGAAGCCTGTGAATGTGAGCGGACAGGTGAAACCAATCAATGTGAATGAACAAAAATAAATAATAGTAGAGATAGTAGAATTTAGAAATAGGCCGCCGTGAATTCTGCCGGTGTGAAAATAGGAATAGCCAATTGTCTTGCCGTCGATACTTTACCCGTTGTCGCTTCTTTATCATCTGTTACCACTGCAAACGTATTTTTACTGACGGAAGAGCCCAGCGTTGCACCCACCCCCTTTAACAAATCTGTCAGAGTTTTATCGCGTGTTCCGCTCATCACGACCGATTTTTTATACAAGGCATGACTTGTATTGTTTGTCGTGGGTACTGGTGCTTGTACTGGTACTGGTGCTTGTGCAGTGGTTGCGGTCGCTATAACAAAGTTTTGCGGTTGTTCGCTCGAAATGCTCGTCACTGTATGTGTGCGATTATATTTTTCGGTTAAACCGCATTCGGTCATCAAGCCCAAAAAGGCGGGGATATTGTCGACAAACAATTGCGCCGACGTTTTCGACATGCCTTTCACCGTGGCGACGCGCGCGACATTCAACGTATTTGGCAAATTGCTCGTCAAAATGTTCGGATATTCCTCCATGATGGGCCCGATTTTGCGTTCGCCAAACCCGCGTCCAAATGCACCCGATGCCGCCATGAGAGTTACAATCGATGCTTTGGTCAATTTATCCCGAATCCCCTCGCGCAATTTTGTCGCTGTTTTTTCTTTGAATCCGTCCACTGTCAAGAAATCCGCTTGAGTCATGTGGACAATCTTGGGAATCGTATCAAATCCCGCCGTGAAAATACGTTCCACGTTTTTCTCACCCAATCCATCGACTTCAATATCTTTGAAAAACCCCGCAATGTTCTTGATACGGACGGTGGAATCCGTCGCTTTGTTTAGCAATACAATATCAACATGTGTCGCATTCCATTCGTACTCGACTTGTGGCATTTTCGGTCTTTCGGCTGGACTGATGACCGATTTGATATATGGAATCACATCGCCACTTCGGATCAGTTGAATCAAGGCACCGACGCCAATCCGTTGGGTTTCGATAAACGCTGCATTAAACCCTGTTGCAAACTCAATGGTGACTCCACCTAGACGGATGGGCTCGATTTGAACGCGGGGTTTCAAATATCCGTCTTTGCTCGCCGTCCAAATCACATCGACCACCTTGGCTTCGGCCATTTGTTCCGACAAGACCATCTTGAAAGCAAATGCGTGGTCAGGGTTGCCTTCGGTGCGTTCATAAATACGATCATCCGCCACAATAATACCGTCGATTTCATAGGGCGAATTCGTGCGCCAATCGACTAGCGTTTCGGATAAAGAGCTGTTTGTAATGGCCGACGCGACCGTGTGATGTACTGTTTCGCAACCGATACGCAAGAGTTCCTGCATTTGTTCGCTCGGTTTTGCCGAAGGGACGATGACCTCGTATGCGACAAAGTGAACATCGCGGATCTTTTCGTCGATGGTTTGGCGATTGATAATGCCGGCGACCAAGTTTCGCGGATTGGCAAACGTTGCTTGGTATTTTTGGACAAATGTTGCCTTGGGCATGATAAATTCGCCTCGAATGACAATGTTGGGAATTGCCGGGAGATTCAAATAGGGAATGAAATGGCTGACGTCTTGCCCGACGGAACCGTTGCCCCTCGTATATAATTTCGGGACATTGCCTTGTCCGGTCGTGGTATAAAGGCCACTCACGCCATCGAGCTTGCACGAAATAACATAGGGGCCTGGATATTTCCGTTTCCACGTTTCGACGACGGTGGTATCGGGCTTGATCTTGTCCATCGACGGCATGTTGAAAGGGAGTCGGACCTTGTTTCGTTCGGCGGGTGCGCCGACTTGATCGACAACTGTATTCTTGGGATACTTGCGTTCGACAAATTCCTTGACAATATCATATTCGTTATCAGTCATCAAAGTGGGTGTACCCAATGTCTCATTATAATAAGCATTGTTTGTTTCGATCAAAATGCCGTTTAATACGTCTTCGGTTAACGTCTCTAAAACATGGATACCACCTTCTTTAAAGTGCTGAATGGCTAATAGAATGGTTTCGTAGGGTGCATCGGATGACATGGTTGCAGGGGCTGTTTTTGCTATTGCAATTGCCTTCACCTTCTTACTCTTATTCTTGGGAGAACCTTTTAATTCCTTTTTCAATTTTCTAGTTTCTTCTTTCAATTTTTTAGTCTCTTCTTGTGCTGCTCGTCTCACAATCATTTCTTCTTTGGTAGCCCGTTTTTTGCGTGTTTTTTGTTGCAATACGATCGCTTGGTCTAAACCGACCCCCTCCATTTTCTATATATGATATACGATATATGATATACGATAATATCATATATTATGACCAGTCATAAAATTGATTGTACCCGTCTAAACCTATAAACAATATATACAGTCTCTCTTTCTTATCCTTAGCCTATCATGACCAGCTACATTTTGCGCGAATCGTCCATCGAAGGCGAGCTTTATTATTCCATTCCGGGCTCCAATAATAATGGGGCACTGCCCGGACAAATGCAATATCACATGTCCGCGGATGACCTGTATTACATGGATGTCGCAAATTATGTTCCTGGTGAAACCGAATATCGATTGGCCGAGCATAGTTCCGAAAATATGAAGCGTCTTGTTCCCAATACTCAAATGACGGTGGAATTGGGTCAGAGTTTGAGCGAGTGGAAGTGTTTGCTTATTATGCAGGCAACGCGCAATGGCCCCAATTTCGAAGAGATTTGGTTAAAGGGTGCCATGTTGCACCGGCGAACCGGAGAAATCATGCTGATGACCTCGACAAATCACAAGAGCAATTGGGAAAATCGCGGCAATCAATGGTGCCATAGTACCGACCCGGATTGGTATATTGGCCGATGCCGCATGTGTGCACCCATACAATTTTGGCGCGAACTCAAGAATCGAGTAGAGTTTTCCTTGTAAGAAGACGAAGATGTGGATATATCATATATTATACGGGTTCCATTTTGGTGAGTTCCAATAAGGGTTTGGTTTCGCCCTGTTTTTTTATGGATTCGAAAAAATAGTGCGAAACGATTCCGAAAAGGGCTCCTGCACAAAAACAAGATCCGACACAGAGACAATTTCCCAAGAGCATTTTGATAATGATAATGTGATATATAATAATATATGATATTATTGTTTGCTAAAATACTGCATATGTGCAGTGATTCTTTGTACATTACACGAATGAATATTTGTAAACGTGTGAAGAGTATTGTAAGTAATAATACCAATATACTATAATGAAAAGGCATATTTCTCGAAATAAAAAACGTTCGAATACAAGAAATAGACGAACACGATCATTTAGAAAGAAAATAGGAAAAGTATTCAGGGGTGGACAAGATGATGTTATCGAATTTGTACAAGATCCTATACCAATTAATGCACATAATAGTGGAATAAAATTAGCAGATTGTTATGTTTTTAGTAGAAATAAAAAAGTGACAATTGCTTTCGATTTAAACAACACTGCTTCGAATAAGGCATGGAGTGTATTAAGTGCAGGATTGAAGAACTTTTTGTTCTTTCTTCCCCAATTTAGCTCGGCGTTTATTGTTATACTTCGAATACAAGAAGCATTAGTAAATGGGCGTGTTAATTATTTTGATAATAAATATAAAGAAGGACTATTTTTAGAATATCATGATCTCGTTGGTCATGTTAAATCGTATTTTGCAGATTTTTCCCCCGAATGTATATTCTTTACTATAGATGATAACGACAGTCAAATGTTTAATGGAAAAGAATCTTTAAAAAAATTTGATGGAGAATCATTGGATCCTTACGAGGGAGTAAAAGGCAAAACAATTGATATAGCGAATACTTTTAAATTACGTTTAGAATCTGAATCTGAATCTGAATATCCATTATTAAAAGATATAAGAAAGCACGTAGATATTGTACAACAGAAAATAAATGGTGGACCAGCGGAAATAGATAGTACTACTAATCCCTTGTTAGAGTAATTAAAATACGCACTTGAAATTTGTTCATATTATAACAAAGTGATTGCCCTCCATCGGATTACCCTAAAGGGTTCGGGCTGCGCCCTTACCGCGAAGCAATTGCCCTCCTTCGGAGGGCTACCCTAAAGGGTTGGAAACTTACCACAAAGTGATTGCCCTCCTTCGGAGGGCTACCCTAAAGGGTTGGAAACTACGTTTCCTTACCAGTAGCAAGACCCCTCTACATTCGAAAAATTCATCGGTTTTTCTTCATCTTTGGGCCTCGTCCAGTGCTCATTCATAAACATGCGCAATATATCAGGTCGTTCACGCAACCATCGCGATCCCAAGATGCCAAAATACATCTGCAAAACACCCCCCACATAGATCGCCGATTTTCCCTGTTCAAAAATAGCATTGCATACTAAATTGCCATACCCACCGCATGAGACCAAGGCAACATCATATGTATCGCGAATGGTCGCCAACTTGGCAACAAACTTGGCCAATTCCACATCGAATTCTTCCGATGATTCACTCCCCTGAGTTTGCGGCGGACGAATGGTCGTTATACTACAATCGGGAAAGAGATCCATGCCGTAGATTTTTTCGCGTATCGGCAGTTTTTCCTGGATACTGGCCTCGAACGGCGATATAATCAGAACGCGTTTGCCCCTGAGTGCATGTGTCCATGGCACCTGTCCTCCCAAGATATAGTGGAAAATGTCAAAGGCAAATGCCCACACAATTCTTTTGCTAGCACACTGATCCCGGATATAATTGTGCGATGGTGCAATATATCGATACACATCACCATGGGGTTCCCATCCCGCATAGAGTTCGCAATTTTGAAACGCGGCCATGTACATGTCGGAATATTTGATGATAGACGGTACGCTCGATAGTTGGATGCCCGCATTGTTTTTCATGGTTTGGCGATTTCTTTGGAAATAGTTCATTGTTTCTTGACTGATATTACCACCCAATTTCACCATTTGACCCTGGACTGCAAAATTGTTCTCGACGCCTGCGATCCGTGGGATGATAAAGGGATAATCTTTTTCGTCTTCTTTGGCACCAGTACATTTGCTTAGGATATAATCATAGAGTACAGTATTGTCCGAAAATTGGAAATCTGCAAAACCGCGGGTTAGTGGGTAAATAGCAGCCAAATCGATTCCAATAGAGGGCTTGATCGTTCGCGAATCGAAACCGGCTGGCACGATGGCCGCCCAAGGCGGTGATATAATATCTTTGGCACCATAATCGCGTTCCATGCTCTTGTGAACATGATATGTTTTTACAAATGCGGGATCATTAATCACCTCGTATCCCAAGACATTCATGAGATAAACCAATTTGTTATCACAACCGGGTTTGCCAAATTCAAAGGCGAGGGCGCGCTCTGCCTGTTCGGGAATGGGAAAATTGCTGTGGAACATCCACGTATCTTGGGATTCGAAACGCGGACCAAAAATAGGCGATGCGACCGGATCGGTTGGGTTATATTCATACCTCAATTGAGCCAACATTTGGCGTTTTAGGGGGAGTTCTGATTGTCGCAAATTGGCCAAGGTTGCATCAAAACAAATGTCGGAATTGACCAAGATGTGAAATCCCCGGACATCGTTTGTCCGAATATAAGTAAATACATCAGAAAACCGGAGACGGCGTGCAATGTTGGTTTGTCGGATTTTCTGATCGCATATTTCTTTGGAAAGACCCAATTCTGCGGGCGTATAGATTCGCTCATTTAATAAATGAATGGTTTCGATCAAGGGATCGACTGTCCATTGCCTGAGACAAAATCCGATTTCTTTACGACGCTCCGCGTCGCGGTGGATGAAAAACTGGCTGAATATATGGATTGGATCAGTAGTGGGGGTAGTGTTTTCGGTAATTGTCGCATTCTTGGAAAACTGGAGAATTTTCATCTTGTAAAATGGCTAGTATCTGTTAGATATTCATTACATAAACCTATATTTATGTCGTTTTTCCAAGATTTTATTGTGGCATAATCGCCCTTTCAAAATACGACTTGTTTACAATCATATGCGCCGAATCTGCCTGCGAATAAAACTGGCAATAAAATACATAGGCATCATATGCAGAAAAAGGGACCAAGATAGCACCATCGTTTTCGGCTTGGAGAATTGCGCGATATTCTTCCATGGCCAGTTGAATATCCGCTGCTTTGTCCCATAGAATTGACCGTATTCCGTGGATATATTTATCTCCCTCCATCTCCGGACCAAAGTAATAAACAATCAAATCCATCATTTGTTTCTCATATAAAATACCCCCTTTTCCAAGACGTGGCGAAATTCCCCCCATCTTGGACCACCTTTTAAAAAGCAGCGCGATTTCGTCGATTTCCATATGGGTCTCGTGTTCATCCTGAACAATTGTCTCTTCCCAAAATTGCAAAAATCTTTGGATTTCAGGTAAATATTTGCTGCAAATACCGACAAATCGGTCTTGACGTTCATCCATCTCGGGACTGTCTGTGATTCCTTCTTGGTAATAAGTCGATAGCAAATCCATCAACAATGTTTTGAGAGTTGTTTGAAAGATAATTGCGGGTAGACCATGTGTATCCAAGAAATGTTTCCACAAATATTGCATGTTTTTCCAAGAAATTGCATTGGTCGTTGTAGCGGGTGCCATGGAAACACTATTTCCGCTCGTATCTTGGTCAATTTGCAAATATTCGCGCATAAATTGTTGGACCATGTCTGTTGGAGTGCGGTCTTTCAAATAGAGTGTACTATCGACCAACTCTTCCGGACAAGATCCCAACAAATATTCATCGGATGATCCATACCGGATGGAATAGTGCGCGGCTACACAAAGCAAATCTAGACCATACATTCCCAAGATATTGGACCATGTCGCCGCCGTTTTCACAGTATCGCGTATTTGTAACATGCGACACTGATCGTAATCATGTTCGTGATATTTGTGTTTGAAGGATTGATATATATGATTTCCGAAATAGGCTTGACTCATATTATCCAGTTCGCGAATAAACATCTTGGATTTCAAAGAAATAAAATGGACAGGTTGAGCGGGTCGATTGGCCGCCGTTTTTTTCAAGAGATTGTCGCCGACGATAGCGAGGAAATATTTGGCCTCTTGTTTTGTAGAGAAAAAAGCGGGATAGAGGAGATCTAGCACAGATTGAATCGTATTCGATTCAGGTACGGATTTTAATACATTGTGATCTTTGATCTTGTGCATAATGGTCACCTTGGTCTTTTGTTTCCAAGACATGAGCGCGCCGTCTTGGTTAATTGTCATTAAAATATGATATAGAATCGAATCCTCTGTCGACACTTGGTAATGGATCCCGTCATAATAAAAGAATTGTTCCGTAGCTTGGCAATAAAAATATTTGTTGCTATGGAGGAAAGATTGGATAAATCCCTCTTGTTCTTGAGTCAGATCTTCGATGCGCTGCTGGCGTTCCAACTTTGTCTTGGCAATGGTTTCTAGCATGGTGGGGAGCTGATTGCAAAGAATATGGTGGAGTTTAGCTGATAAATAGGGATCTTCCTTGTATTTTTCAAAGAGTTGGTGTATGGTTGCAATGGATGTTTCGTTGGAGGGGGCAATTGTTATCGCGGCGGATTCATTGGTTTGGGTGATATTTTCCATGACTATTTTTAATAACTCTTATGCGACGGGATGTTTATATGACTTCTTGGCGAATTAACTAATATCTTTGTAATATATAATATACGATGGCGAGTTTTCTATCGTCACCTCGTAAAAAAAGCATTTCGAAAACGCCGGACACTTACATGAGAAAAGAATTTTCTTCTTTGTGTAAAAAAATAATGAAAGATGTGGAAACCATGAAATATAAAAAAGCAAGTCCATCTGATAAAGATTATACAAAGGTAAAAAAAATATACGAAGAAGTATTGTTTATTCTTGAAGAAGATGAAATCGCGTGTGATTTTGATCTTGTTTATGCATTGTATAAGAAATATTTCTCAAAAATTTCTGATTACCCCAAATTTTCTGCAACTGTAAACAAAAAAACAACTTCCAAACGTCGATATACCGTCGGTGGTAATCGAAAACGAAGGATGAGTAAAAAAAAAGGAGGAAACGACGATTGTCGAGATTGTATGAAAGGGAGTTTTTTAATTTTAGGTACAGGTGCAATTATTACATTTATTATGTGCGGGGGAATGTCACGTGGAAATATGCATAGTGTGTATGGCCAAGTATTTATGATTTTAGGGATTATATTTGTGTCTATATTAGGATTTGCAATTGTCATGGGAATATCACCCGCATTTATTAATTTTTTTTCACGAAGATGTAGATATTTATTGGGAGTATGTCAAGGAATTAGAGATGGTTTATATGAAAATGTTGAACAATTACGCGATGAAATACAAACTGCTGAAGCCCAACCTGTCGATGGTATACCATCTGAATTTCCACGCGCACATGTGGATTCACCCGGAGAAAATATTATCTACATCGATGCAGCAATTGATCCAAACAATGTAGAACCTGACCCAGTAAATCGAATATGTGGACGATTTTTATGTTATATATATTGGCTTTGTCAAAGAGATATAGAGGTCCTTGCGACACCAGTTGTAGTACAACCACCACCACCACCACCAACACAAACAGTGTAATATAACTGGAAATATGAGTATATTTCAAGTTATAGTGTATGGGGTACTAGACTAGACCATTTTACTACCTACCCCGTACCACAAAATAATGGAGAGGATGGCGCCGGCGACAAATCCATTGCCCGCCGATGCTGCCGACTTTTCAATCAAGAAATAGAAGAAAAGGGGACCAATGATATAGGTCAAGATCGCATAAAAGATCATGATGGGGGCGAATTTTCCTAAATCGAGTTTTGTCATTTTGTAGTAGTGTTGTAATATTGTGTTATATTATACTATAATACAATATTTTTATTCGATGACAGTTAGTGGATTACTACATGTATTTGTAATGTTTTTTGTATCGCTATACGCGTTTATTGTCCCTAAATATAAAACGACCGATTTCATCTATGCCATAACTGTAATTATTATAGTACTGTCTTGGTTTTTATTAAACAATGAATGTTTTATTTCATACGCGATTCGAAAATACCAAGATCCCACCTATGTCATGGGATCCGACGCAATGAATATGAATGACCTTATCGAAATATTTGGACCAACCTTGGTAAATTATGTCGTAAATGGAATTCTTGCTTTTATGTTTATTTCATTTTATCTTGTATCTTTTCGTAGTCTATTGTTGTCACCCAATATAGTCTATATATTTGTATCGTGTTCGGCACTCTTTTTGCTAAGTATCCGCCACTTTTTTGAGATTGGTTCTTTATATGCAGCATGGTTGCCCTTTGATATGGTATTTAGAATCATCTTTGTGATCTTTTTATTTTCAATGATATACAAACTCGTTATGAAGAAACTCGGTGTTGCACAATCAATCTAAATATTGGTCACGACGCGATTTTGTACGCTCGGTCCCCGTTTTTCAACGGGTTTGACATAGTATTCATCCGTCGTACTCACGAGGGATGCTGTGATGTGTTTTGCCAAGATAAATTTGGATTCGAAAATCATTTCGGCGGGCATCACAGGAAACCACTGGTATTTTGTCCGCGTCAGCATTTCTTCTTCGTCGATATAAATGCCATAGGCATCGGGCGATAGATCCAAATAGGCTTCGGCCATCAAATCGTCGACAATGATGGGTTTGCGCGTTTTTGCCGTTTTTGTGCCGATCAGTTCGCCGCCTACCAAGTTCATGGTACCTTTTTTCACCTCGTCCATGCACCATTCGGCGGAATCGCCCAAGAAATCCGTTTCGCTCGTAAAATGGGGGTTGAGATTGCGGCGTTTCAAATAGTCGACCAATTCGCGAAGTTCTGCGTTTCGTTTTGGGGATCCCATGAAGTGTGTATCGGGCATGAAGAGACGCTTGTGTTTTTGTTTCAAAAGATTGGTCGATCGATTGACGGTTTCGCAAACAAAGGGTTTGTCACCTGCCGTTCCGTCCAAATAGAGGGGGAACAGATTTCGCTTGCAGAGAAAAGAGTCGGGGACGACCATTCCGCCGTAGATATAAAGTAGCTGCGTGAGCGCCAATTCACGATAGTGGCTTTTGAAGGGTTCGGCCACGGTGGCCAACTTGATATCCCATCCCGGGATCAATCGACTAAATGTTTCGTCGTCAATGAGACAAATGTTGAAATCTGCACCACAATGGTTGATAATCGTCTTTACAGTGAGATGGATATAGGGCTGATTGAGATCCGTTGTGTTGCGGGAATAGAAACTTTTCCATTGGCGCGCATTGACCTCATTCTTGGTATGAATCCACATTTTGGGCTTTTTCGATCCTCCGAGGGGCTCATCATTCAATAAATACTGGCGAATCATTTCATACTCTTCGTCTTCGTCGGTCATTTTCATGGTCTTGCGCGCTTGTGTTGCGACATAGGTAACTAGGGCGATGCCGCCCAATGCCAAACCGTAATTCATTAGGGTTTTTGAAGACATGGATAATAATATATGATATATGATATATGATGTGCTAATTATAATAGTAGCATATAATATTTGTTTTTGTTTTGGTCAAAAATAAATGAAATAGTCAATGTTGTATTTCGACTCGTTGTATCGAATGTTTGAAGTAAACATGACATTGTTACTTTTGCATATTTGTCGGATGATATTGGTAAAGGAATTATACGTCATCTTTCTCGTCGCGTAAAATTGTTTCGAGACATGATAATATTCCACGAGAGTTTGTCCCAAGGATTCGTCCAATTTATAATAAAGTAATTTGCGATAGGCGTTTAAATCGACCAAGTAATACTTGTCCGTCTTTAAACAGACCTTTTCCAAGACTTCGGTTAATAAAGTGGGGGGCACATTTTTCTTAAATATTTGGGTCAACATGATTCTTTATTGATTCACTGGCACGTATTTACTAAATGGGTTTATATAGTCTACTTATTTTTTGTCGCAAATTCTTGCTTTAATTTTTCCAAGTACAATATTGCGTCACAATGTTCCTCTTGTGCATGTTGTATCCATTCCAGGATGGAGAGGTCTTGGCGGTCTAGGTCGGTACCATATTTGGCTTTTCCTACTCGCGCACGCTGTGTAAATTGTTGGATGACGGAATAGACCACGGTGTCATATTCTGTGGGGGAAATCGTAATGGTGGGTTTGTCTTGTTTCTTTTGGATTTGATTCTCCATCGATCTACTCTATCTACGTCTAGATGCCGTCTTTTTAGATTGTTTCTTGGCACGTTTTGTTTTGCGAGGGTTTCTTCGTTTTCCACCTGGTAATTCCGTGCTCGGTTTACTTGATAGTGATGCTGTTCTCTTTTCACTTGATTGTAATGCTGATTTTATAGCTTCACTTAATTCTGATTTTGTTTGTTCAATATCACTGGCATCGCCACTCTTTTTTGCTTCACGATATTTGCTCGCCAATTTAACTATACGTTTAGAATCAGCTACTACGGAAAATGTCGACATATTGATTGTATACAATATACAAACAAATTCTATTCGTCTAACCCAACATTTTCTTCATGGTATTTGTAAAAATCGCCAATTCAATCACATCATCGTAAATATTGTGAAACACTGTTATAGACCTTTGCGCATTTAATACGCATAGTAAAGTTGCCTTTGTATTCATTTGCGTCGACTTTGTCGGCGTTTGAAATGTGCAAAGGTGTAAAATGTTAAATAATCGGAATCTACCAATATTACCGTATTTGCACTTTTCCTAGAGGTGATGAGCATTCAGGTGTTTTTGGACTAATACGTACTACCTTTCTTTTTTGATGGAGGCAAGACTTTCTTTGTCTTAGGACTAGTACTACGTGCTCTACCTTTTTTTTCTGATGAGGAAGAGACCTTCTTTGTCTTAGGACTAGTACTACGTGCTCTACCTTTTTTTTGCGATGGGGGTGAGCCGTCGGGTGTCTTAGGACTACTATATGCAGATACTCTACCTTTTAAACTTGAATATTCTTCAAGATCTTTTAAACTTGAATATTCTTCAAGATACTCTCCAAACAATTTTTGGATTTTTTCTGCGATCTTTATTAATAAACAGTTGGTCTCAGGTTTTCCTTCTCCTGGAGGCGTATACATTCCATGAAACTTTTTCATTTCTTCATCTATTTCACGAACGTAATCAATGTCTTTATTTGTGTGTGTAATTTTTTCTTCCTCCGACATTGTATCACTTTTACTATTCAAGTGTTTTAATCGGTCCTCTTGTATTGTAAGGATATTGAGAACAGATTTCAACAAATTCTGTTGTAATTCGTCATGTTTGAATCTATTATCCCTTATATCCCTTATAACATCCAGTACGATTTCGAGAAACGCATTATAATATATATGTCCCCTCTCTACATCATCCATATGTTCTTTTGAACCAATTGAACCCGTTGCTTTAGTGAAAATAAACCTGAGTAAACTGAGATACGGAGGAGATCTAGGAGAGTAATTTTTTCCTAATCCTTCTTTTTCGTATTTCTTTTTTCGGGCTTCCTCAAAATCTTTCATTGCAAATGCCAAACGAAGCGTATAATCCATTTTATGTAATAGTACTATTTCTTCACGTAATTTAATCAAGTCACTTAATCTTTTCTTACCACCAGGCACAACTTCTTTGCAACCATTCAAAAGTTTCAAAAGTGCGTATGGATAAATTCTGAAACCCCTTTCAATCGAGTCTATTAATAGACGCACTCTTACATCACGGGTTTCCATATTGCCATACACACGGAACGCAATCATATATGGATTTATATCTATTTCTCCTTTAGTGAATTTAATATATTCACGCAATTTTTCCGTACTACCAACATCAAGGGCCTTACTACCATCCACAACTTTCACAAGTGCTTCTAAACTTAAACGCCGATCGCACATAGGATCTTTTTTGTTAGAACTCGTTACCATAAGCTGGACAATCTCGTCAGTTGTAGTCCTGCGTACATCGACGCTCATAGGTAAATCTCTAATATGTTCTTTAATACATGTAACTCCATTGGTGTCAGTGACAAAGAGATCATGATCTATAGCAAATCCCATTTTTCGGTAACTACAATAGGCCGCAGGATTATCGAAACCATTTGCACAACTTAGCATAATTCTCGAAGAAAGAACACCACTATATGCGGGTATCATAGGCTTCGTTTTAATAGCAAACATACACGCACCCAATAAAAGACTGGAAATACCTTTAACACTAGTGCACACAAAATCAATCATATATTGGCCAGGATATCTTTGACATGCGCCTCTTCTAGCAATCAAAAATCCTACCATATTACTGCCTTTCATTATAAATAAGATCTCATATCCACTATTGGGTTTGAAAGATTCTTTAATACTTATTTCTATAACTTCATAGTTCAATGTCTTGCAGATATTTTGTGCTACAATTATCACTGTACTAATTTTTTCCTCCATCGTTCTCTCCGGGGTTTCCTCCTTTTTTTCCTCCGGTTTTTTCTCCATACTAGTTTGTTTTTTATTACCTGCATCGATAAACTCTAACATATCGTCTCTGTTGAATAAACTATAACCTTGATATTTATCACAAACTTTAATTTCAGAATCTTGTTTAATAGGATGTTGCATAATTCTATCCAGTATTTCTCTATCAAACAACATGTCTACAGCTTTTGATTTTGTTTCTGATGCTTTCTCTTCAAATGCTGCCATCTCGACTATATATAGAATATCTCTAGACATTTTCCAACATTTTCTTCATGGTATTTGTAAAAATTGCCAATTCAATCACATCCTCGTGAATATTGTGAAACACCGTTATAAAATGACAAATAATCGGAATCGACCTATATTTCTCATTCTCGTCCAACATTGCCGTCGTCTTGACAAACGTAAAAAAGTAATTCAAAATATCAATCACAGAATAGCCATAATCGTGTATATCATAGAGGATCCGAATAGCGTCGCGCAACCGGTCCGATTTCAGGGCCACAATATAGTCGTCAAATTGTTGAAAAGAAATATTGGCGCACAATTTTTTGCAGAGTGCAAGGTCCACCTCGTTGGGCTCGTCCAAAATGTAAATCTTTTCTAAATGATTCATCAAAGAACGAATGGAGTGGTTCGAAAACGTCAGCAAATAGTCTTGCGCTTCTTGTGAAATAGTTAACCGTTCGTTTGTAATAATCTGTTGCATAATTCCACGGATTTGGTCTTGGGTAGGTGAACTGATCCGGACCAAATGTATGCGCGACTGAATACTTTCAATGACCTTTTGTATATTGGTACAGACCGAGACGAAATGCACATTTTGTTTATACTTGTCGATGTAATTGCGAAACACCTGTTGACTCTGTTCATTGATCGTATCCAAATCGTCCACGATGATCATCTTTTTCTTCCCATAGATGCTACTTCGCGATTGGCAAAATGTTTTCATTTCCGTCCGGTAATAATTGATGCCCTGTTCTTTCAAATTGTTGATGAAGAGCAGATTGGTTTCGGGGAAGGATTGGTCTTTTGATAGACCATAATACTCGCGTATGAGGGCATAAAGCATGGATGTTTTTCCGGAACTGGGGTTGCCCACGAGCAATATATTGAGATCGTCGATTTCCATTAGGGTTTCAATGACACCACGCAAATGGTCATCAATACAGAAATCGCGGATAAAACAGGGTTTGTATTTCGATAAAATGGTTTGATTCGCATTCTTTACGGAAAACATTGTTGATTGATAGATTTATTACTATGTAAAAATGAGTTTATGTGATTTGGCGAAAAATTGATTTAATCATTGAACAAGACGACGCCGCGTATCTCTCTCTCTCCCTTTACGTAAACATTATGAACCGCGCATTTATCAACAAGCCATCGGGATTTTCAGTGGGCGGTGCAGTCACTGTATCCATGGTATATCCGGAAAAGGGAAAGGATGGCCGATTTAGAGGAATGGTATATTCAAACGACATGTTGCCTATCAATCCGGCGACCGGACCCATCGGCGGTTCAACAGAATACATTTACGTGTCTTTTCCGGACCGTGCTGCTTACGACATGTGGCTATTACAGGGTTGGGCCATTGTTTGTAGTATTCAAGGGGCATCGCAAAATTGTACTATTATCTCTATTCGGCGCAATGGTGCGGGGGAAATTATATCCTTGAACGTTTCCATCAAACATACAAATTATAGTCCCATGCCATACGAATACAAGATTGGCATCGATGATATACTTGCCATGTTGGTTTGGCGCGTTGCGTATCAAATTGAGGCCACTGCATAAAGTTGTAGAGGGGTACTGTAAAATTGATTCGGTTTCTCTATATATTCATATTTTTATTGTATAAGGAATGGATGGTCTATTCTCAAACATCTTGGTAAATGAACTGGTCATTAATAGCAATAGCAATATTGTAGAAAATCAATGCATTGACCTTGGAATAGTCGCAAACCGTTTGCCCGACGACATTCTGAAAAAGATTTATTACGACTACTTGGAAGTACCGATCCTGTTTTCTGTCTTCAAGACAAAGCTGGAAACGGAAGAATGTAAGAGAATCGAATATAAAGGTTTAGCAAGGTTGATGCCATTTCTCTTGCGCAAACCTGCACTGATTTCTTATATGCGCAAACAATACTATGACTTTGACGCCGTCTATAGATCGCATGTTATTTTAGGCGAAAAGGGGTGTTTTCTCATGAATTTTGAAAACAGTTTTGCATGTTCTTGGTTAATGTACATGTATCATTGATTGTGCGTTGGAAAAATGTGGGGGTAATATATAAAAAGAAATATGCCATTAAGTATAATAACTCGCTTTGAAGATGTTGACGATCTATTTAATGCAATAGTTAAAATGATATCAGAATTACCTGTTGATGGAACAATTATTTTGACTGATAGTATCAGTGGTAATATATGTGAAATACATATTTTTCCCTCGAAATACACTATTAATTACAGCAATAGCGGAGATGAAATTGTAAGTTTTGGTACTATAGAAGGACTCTTTCGATCATTGTTTGAAAAAATAAGAGAAAAACATAGGTTAGTTTTTAGTGACTTGCCATATGAAGTACCAATTAATGACTTAAATATTGCAATTATAGCGAATAGTAAAGCACAAAATGCATCTGCACGAAAAATCCAAACTTTGGTTAAAGGTAAAAAAGGCGGAAAAAGCAAGCGCAGACGATCGAACAAAAGAAAAAGTCGAAGAAATAAAACTTACTAATTCATTTACACCATTAAGGCGTCCATTAAGAGTTTGAAGGGAAACGTTGCTATTTCGCAATGGTGTAACATGCGAAATGGCTTAAAGCTTACTTATGAGTAATCTCTAGAATACCGCAATCATCATGATCGATCCCATGCAGATTGTCCAAATGGGATTTTATTCACATATCATGTCGAAAGTATCCAATTCGGAACATTTTACCAATCCGAGCATGTTGTTTTTTTTCGCATGTCTCTACGGAATCTATACGCTCGCTCAGAATGAAGATTATCAGTCAACAGTGAAGCAATGGATCGAAAATCTGCTCGGATATAATGAATCTTCTCTACGCGTTCCGATGCACCAAAAAACATTCCGCACCTTTATCGGATTCGGTGCTTCCCAAGAAACAACAAAACCCGCCATGAGCCCCAAATTTCTAGCCGTCTTGCATTTTTTGCAAAAGGCGTCGTGTGATAAGATTTCGGGGTATCATGAAATTATGAAAATGAATCCAGCCCGCTACGACGAAGAACCCACCGAGGAATATATGCTCTTGCCATCATACAATGAGCGTATATTGATGACAGAATCGTTCGCTGGGTCTTCATCCATCTTTTTGGAAATTACGATTGAGCATGAGAAACGCAGGTTTGATCATGATGATTCCAAAGATAAATCGACGGTTTCGGGTGCGAACAAGTTGAAGAAACAGTATATTTTTACACTCTTTACCAGGGGGAAGAAAAATATGAACGTCCTCATGAAATATATGGACGAGTTGGTCAAGACGTATGAAAAAGAGACGGCGCCCAAGCTGGAACAGAAATTGTTTGAATTGACGCGGTCGCAAGTGGACGACGACGATGATCGTACCAAACTGGTCTATCGCGAATTCCCATTTCACAGCAACAAACATTTTGATCGCAATATTTTCTTCGAGGGGAGGCACGATTTCCAAGACTTTTTGGACCGATTTGGTAAGACTGGTACACACGACGATCTCTATGTAAAAATGGGCGTTACGAAAAAGGCATTTTTGCTATTGCATGGTGAGCCGGGGTGTGGCAAATCAACATTGATCAAGGGGTTGCTCAATAAGACGGGACGGCATGGGGTCATGGTACGTTGGGACAGACTCAAAACATGTGCCGATTTTTGTAGTCTCTTCCGGTCTCCGAAAATAAACGGAAAACCCTTCAAGCTAGAGGATTACATCTTTATTTTTGAAGATTTCGACGCCAATAGCAACGAAACATTGAAGAAGCGCAAAACCGATGGCTTGGATAAAAAGGCGCTCTTGCAGGCCATCAAGACGCTGAAAAAGACGACCAAAGAAGGGGACGATGGAGACGGTGACGCAGACGCAGACGACGATTGTGGGTCCACTGGGGACAGTGATACCGACCCGAAAAGTGTAGCAAAACAACATCTTACCCATGTCTTGGAAAAGTTGGAAAAACCGACCGCAGATGAATTGACCTTGGAATGTGTCTTGAATGTGATGGACGGTATTGCCGAAATGCCGGGTGGAATGATGGTCTTTACGACGAATCATTTCGAAAAGATTGATCCCGCCTTTTACCGTTCGGGACGCATTGATAAAATCGTGGAATTTAAAAAGGCGAGTGTGAAAATTATTAAGGAGATGGTCTTTCGCTTTTTCGATATAGGATTGCCCGACGACGGCTCTGAAAAGGATGACATTCAACAATATGATGCATGGTTTTCCAAGATGCGCGATTATGAAATCAGCACGGCCGATATACAAACCATCTGTTTTGACTATGGTAAGCGGACGATGGAAGAATGTTTGGATGCATTGGTGGCGCGGTTTGGTAACTAAATTATTTTCATATATCATAATAGCGAATATATGAAAACTGAAGAAGACAAAGAAGAGGATAATGTTGTTCGTAATATTGATGCATCGTTTGTCGATGTGAAGCTCTATGATATAGAACAACCACAATACTCAGTAACAATCCAACTGGATGTTAATATGGGCTCAGATTCAGACTCGGACTCGAAGACAGACTCGGATTTAGAACATGGTCCTACCACGAATGAGCCGCCAAAAAAATACACCAACATATACGAATTGATTCATGACAAATATGGCGACAGCTTGGCGGGAGACGACGATTTTTCTACGTGTTATAGTCCGCCTCTTGATATTGTTCCCATCAAAATCGACGAAACCGAGGCTCTTTTTGTAGAAAGATACGTCAAGAAAATGTACGAGACTGAAGTGGAAGATGACTGCAATGAACATATCGAGCTATTTAGAACGAAAATCGCCAATTATGAACGCGAAAAATTGCGTGGATCGAGACAGCGGACTCTCTTTGAACGGTGTGTTCTCTATACCAATATTGCATTTGAACTCTATCGAGCCACCGTGGGAACATTTTTGATTGTCTTTATTCAACAAAGATGCGGAGATCATCAGTGCAGTCCCTTTGAAAATGTGGCCAAACGTGATCCCTTTTTTGTCTTTACCATGACCTGGAGCTGTATGACATACATGTTATTTGCTTTTTTATATTACAATGAAATCATGCGCGAATATAAATTGGTTCGATATTTTGCACAAAACAAAGAGGATCGTCGCGGTATTTATGGTATCAATCATTCGTCGGAATATTATAACAATAATCATGGAGGAAAATCTTCATATCACACAAATATCAATGGAATGATGAATAATCCGGTTACCAATTGTGAACTGGCCAAAGAGATCAAAGAGGATATATATCGTACCAATTTGTGGTATTATTGTACGACCCTATATACTTGTCTATTTTTCATGTTCAATGTTCTCTTTAGTGCAGTGGCCGTGGGTCTGAATACGGCTGGCGAAAATACGGCGATTGGATTTATTACCAATGTGGTGATTATTATTCCCAAGTTTTACGGAATCTTTGACAATTTTGTCACGTGTACAAAATACTACGGACACGGTGTTCTTTCCATCTATTCCGGATACAAAACGGAATATGTTCAATATAATGATTATAGCTTGGAATATTCGGAAAAAATATTGGAATCGATGAAGGCATTCAGGAGTAGACTCTTTATGGAACATTTCAAATCGGTGGTGGATGACATTCAGACCAATGGATATCAATGTTTAGCATATTATGGCGAACCTTATATCGATGAAGAGTGGGAAAAGGTGAAGCGTCGCCGATATATGAAAAAGTTGATGAAATATCATGCAAAAGATATAGTTTGTAATGATGTGGTTGAATGTTAATCTTGATCGTACATCTTGGAAAAAGAATGAATATGCGTAACCGTAATAGAAAGAATCTTTGATAAAATCTTATAGACACTGTAGACTTGTTCATGTCATCGGAATCCAAAGATTTGTATAAAATTCTTGGCGTAGACGAGAGCGCAAGTGACGCGCAGATTAAAAAAGCATATCGTTCTCTATCTTTGAAATACCATCCTGATCGTAATGCAACAGCAGATGCGGCCGCCAAGATTCGCGAAATTAACGATGCCTATGAAATTTTGAGTGATCCACAACAACGTCGTCAATACGATGCCGAATCGCAGGGCGGGTTTACACACATGAATAGTATGGATGATATGGGAGATATCAACAATTTGTTTAAAATGATGTTTGGTCAAGCCGGATTTCCGGGTGGTTTTCCCGGCCAAGGTGGTGGCGGCGGATTCCCTGGTGCCGGTGGTCCTGAAATACGCATTTTTCATGGCGGCTTTCCCGGTGGCGGCTTTCCCGGTGGCGGGTTCCCCGGTCCTGGGTTTATGCATCAAATGCAAAAACCGCCAGCGATTATTCAAACAATCCGTTTATCTTTGGAAGAATCCTATCAGGGATGTACCAAACCAGTCGAGATTGAAAAATGGGTTCTTACCGGCGACATCAAGGTCCAAGAACTCGAGACCGTCTATGTCACAGTGCCTGCCGGAATAGACAACAATGAAATCTTGGTCATGCGCGACCGTGGAAATATAGTGCACGAAGATTGTCGTGGCGATTTGAAATTTATTTTCCAGGTCGAAGGCACGAGCGAGGCTGGGTTGCAGCGTCACGGACTCGACCTTGTATATCGCAAAACCATCTCTTTGAAAGAGGCGCTCTGTGGATTTTCTTTTGATATTAAGCACGTGAATGGAAAGGGACTTTGTCTGAACAATATGACAAACCCCACCATTATTCGACCCAATTTTAAAAAGGTGATTCCGGGTCTTGGTATGAACCGCGACGGAAATTGTGGAAATTTAGTCATTGAATTTTTAGTGGATTTTCCGGAGAGTCTTACTGCGGAACAAATTGTGGGGCTTGGACAAATATTGTAAAATGGGTCGAGGGTTGGGTACATAATTTCACAACAAACTATATAGTATATTTTGTTATGAATCTTGCAACGAATCTTTATGCGAATATCTTGGTGCCCGTAGTGGCCGCATCACTCACGAGTGCTCTCATTTTTACAAAGCGTTGGAACAATTATCGCGGGAAATCTGTCAAATTCTATAGTCCTTATTTGCCCAGTGGCTCGGTCATTTCTGTAATATGGACTATTTTGTTTGCCCTGATTGGATATATGCACTATTTGTTGATGAAACAACACGATGGGCGACCTTCCGTCGCATCGGTCGCCATTGTCCTGCTCATTCTGTTTTGCATTATGTATCCTATTTTTACCAATGGCTTTCAGCAACGATGGGTCGGTCTGCTGAATTTGTTGACGCTCATCTTTTCGGGTATTGTTGGATTCTTGGTATATAAAGAAAACCCTGGAGCATCGGTTTATACGTTGCCTTTGCTTGCATGGGCGACCTATGTCAATTTAGTCTACGTACTGTGAAACCTCGTAAAATAATGCGAAATGATGTTTTATAATAGGACCGCGAAACATCCACCCATAATACAAAGATGAAACAAAAAGTGATATAGTATGTGTGTCTTGGAAATCCACTGTTTGGACGATTCAATACTACTGCACATGAAGAAAAAGAGGGACAATTCCAAGAAATAAATATACATACTATATGCAAGAAACGATGCTGTTGTTTTTATAAACATTATATAGGTAGTAAATATGATGATGGACGTTCGGCCACAAATCGCATCTAGACGATGTATCAGGGTATTTTTCACAGGGTTACACCAAAATACAATCGATATACAGGCGTTTATTCCAAGCATGGTGGCAAGCGCTTTTTCAGATGCGGATACTTGTTCTTGAGGTTGCCAATAAAAAACATGAATGGTGGGGCTGGCCAATAAAATACTACTTGCTACCAGCAGAGAACAAGTCATATGTACTTATAGGTAT